TGCGCTACGAAAACAACGAGCTGAACGGTGACGACGAGGCCAAGGAGTGGCTGGAGGGCGCCACCGACGTCATGTACCAGCACCTGGCGCGGTCGAACTTCCAGGAGCAGATTCACGAGTTATATTCCGACCTCGTGACGTTCGGCACCGCGGTCATGTTCATCGAGAATGACGAGAACGACGGTTTCCGCTTCAGCACCCGCCACATTGCCGAGTGCTTCGTCTCGGAGAACGAGCAGGGGCGTGTCGACACGGTCTTTCGCAAGTACAAGACCACGGCACGCGCCGCCGTGCAGCAATTCGGAAAGGCAAAGGTCACACAGCGCATAGAGAAATTGGAAACTGATGACCCTTACGCCGAAATCGAACTGCTGCACATTGTCATGCCGCGCGAGGATCGCGATCGGCGCAAGAAGAACACGCGGAACAAACCGTTTGCCAGCCTACACATTGACCCCGACGAGAAGGCGGTGCTCGGCGAGAGTGGGTACGACGAGTTCCCCTATTGCGTGCCGCGGTTTCTGAAAGCCTCGTTCGAGATCGGCTACGGGCGGTCGCCGGCAATGACGGCGCTGCCCGACACGAAAATGGTCAACAAAATGTCCGAGGTGGTCATTCGCGCGGCGCAGTTACAGATTCACCCGCCGCTGATGGTGCCTGACGACGGCTTTATGCTGCCGGTGCGCACCACGCCGGGCGGTCTGAACTTCTACCGCTCGGGAACGCGCGACCGCATCGAACCGCTGAGCATCGGCGCCAACAACCCGCTCGGCGAGGTGCAGCTCGAACAGAGACGCACGGCTATCCGCGCCGCGTTCTACGTCGACCAGTTGATTCTGGGCCAGGGGCCGCAGATGACGGCTACGGAAGTCATCCAGCGCACCGAGGAAAAGATGCGGCTACTCGGCCCGGTTCTCGGACGCCTCCAGGCCGAGCTGCTTCAGCCGCTCATCGGCCGTTGTTTCGCCATCCTGGCCAGGCAGAAGGCGTTTGCCGCCGCGCCGGCCATGCTGAGCGAGGGCAACATCGACATCGAGTACGTCAGCCCGCTGGCGAAGGCGCAGCGCACCGGCGACGTGCAGGGAATACTGCAAATGATCGAGTTCCTGATGCCGCTGATGCAGCTCGACCAGGGCGTGGCCGACTACCTCGACACCGACGGCCTTGCCAAGCATATCATCAAGATAACCGGCACGCCGGCAGTGGTGGTGCGCGGCGATGGCGAGGTGGCTGGCATCCGCGCCAACCGGGCGCAGGCCATGCAGGCCGAGGCCGAAATGGCGGCTGCACAGCAGATGGCGAGCGCGGCAGGCGACGCTGCGCCGGCCCTGCGCGCGGTTGACGAGACCGAGCTGGGTCAGCAGATCGTTGAGGGTGTCGCATGACGCCGAAGGAACTGCGCCAGACCTACCGCGCGGTGCTGATGAGCGAGGACGGCGAGAAGGTGATCGAAGACCTGAGCGCCCGATTCGGGCTTTACACGTCCAGCTTCACGCCGAACTCGGACGAGACGGCTTTCCGAGAAGGCCAGCGCGATGTCGTGCTGTTTCTTCTCTCGATGACCAAGGATCAGAAACCAAAGGAGTGATAAAATATGTCTGACGAACAGGTAGCGGAAGCTCCGGCAGACGCCGGGGAAGCACCGTCTGGAGACACAGACTGGCGGGCAGAACTGTCGCCGGAACTTTCGACCGACCCATCGTTGCAGCATATCGGCAGCGTCGAGGCGATGGCGAAAAGCTACATCAACGCCCAGAAGATGGTCGGCGCCGAAAAGCTGGCGATCCCCGGCACCTGGGCCACTGACGAAGACTGGGACTTGGTCTACAACAAGCTGGGCCGGCCGGCTGCTGCCGGCGACTACGATCTGGGCGAGGCCGAGGGCGAGCTGACGGACTGGTTCCGCGATGCGGCGCATAAATCCGGCTTGTCGGACAAGCAGGCCGCGGCCCTCGCGACGGCATACGACGAGTTCGCCAACCAAGCCGGCGTCATGTCCGAAGAGGCGATGAAAACCGCTCGCGCCGACGTCGAGACCGAGCTGCGCAAGGAGTACGGTGGCGCTTACGACGACAAGATGGCTCGCGCCAACGAACTGCTCAAGGAGTTCGAGGCGCCTGACCTGACCGAAATCAAGCTCGCCGACGGCACTCAGCTCGGCGACAATCCCGACCTGGTACGCCTGATGGTCAACATCAGCGATTATGTCGCAGAGCAGATCAGCGAGGACGGCCTTGCCGGCCGCAATAGCCGGCCAGGCGTCACCGACGAAGACTTACAATCGCGCGTTTCCGAGATGACGGCGAAGAACTCGCCGTACTGGCAGAAAATGCACCCTGACCACGACCGCGTGGTCAACGAGGTGCTGCGGCTGCGGGAGCAGATCGCCGGATAGCGCGACGACCGAAAAACCCGCGGACAAGCCCACGCGCCCCGCGGCGCAAGCCTGTGAGACGGGCCGATTAGCTGCCGTTAGCAGCAGTAGGCCGGTCGCAAGACCGATTACCCGCGCAACCGACCAAATAACTGTAGGAGCATGAGTATGAGTACTCAAGTCACTACGGCGTTTGTGAACCAATTTTCATCGAACGTCGCAATGCTCTCGCAGCAAATGGGAAGTTTGCTGCGAGGGGCCGTTGACAGCGAAAGCGTCACCGGCGAAAAGGCTTTCTTCGACCAAGTCGGAGAAGCAGCGGCAGTTGCGAGAACGTCGAGGCACGGGGACACGCCCCTCGTCGAGACACCTCACAGCCGCCGAATGGTTAGCCTGACAACGTATGAATGGGCCGACCTTATAGACGATGCTGACAAAGTCCGAATGCTAATCGACCCCACGTCTTCGTATGCCCGTGCGGCTGCGGCGGCGATCGGTCGTGCAATGGACGACACCATCATCGCCGCGTTCGGCAGCGCCGCATCGACTGGCAAGACGGGTTCGACTTCTACGTCGTTCGCGGCCGGCCAGCAGATTGCGCATGGCTCTGGCGGACTGACGATTGCCAAGCTAGTAACAGCGAAGAAGCTGCTTGACGCTCAGAGCGTTGATCCCAGCCTCAAGCGTTACATCGTGGTATCGCCAGAGCAGATCGAAGATTTGCTCAACAACACGACTGTCACGTCCAGTGATTTTAATACGGTAAACGCTTTGCCTATCTGATCGGCGACGGTCAGACGAAACCTGGTCAAATTCGGGGAACCCTGTCGAATGGCAATCCCGAGCCAAGCCCTGCTAGAGCTGGGAAGGTGTAGAGACTTGACGGCCAGCATCTCCATGAGATGAAGAGAAAGTCCAGCGCACAAACAGCGAAGGCTGGCGGCGAAAGCCGTAGTGTGACGAAAGGCACTGGTGCAAGGTGACATTAACACGTTTGTCGGCTTCGAGTTTATCACGTCGAACCGGCTGCTAGACGACGGCACGTCTCGCCTTTGCTACGCATGGGCTCAGGACGGCATGAAGCTGGCAGTGGGCAAGGACGTGATGGCCCGCATCGACGAACGCAGCGACAAGTCCTACTCAACGCAGGTCTATTACTGCGCTACATTCGGGGCGACCCGCATGGAAGAGGACAAACTCGTTGAAATCGCGTGTAACGAGTAGGGGGCTAGATTATGGCAAATGTAAACCAGACCCTCGCCAGCAACTACGTTGCTTCTCCGCCCACGCACAGCCCGGCGTACCAGCTCCACGGCTCGATGCGTGTCGCTTGCGGCACAATCGCGCTAGGGTCCGGTGACCTGTCTAGTTCGGACACGGTCATGCTCGCGCCGATTCCGACCAATGCCGCGATCATCAGCATTAAGTTGTTCAATGATGACCTCGACAGCGGCACTACCAACACTTGCGACGTCGGTCTCTGGACCGCAGTCAGTTCGCCAGCGGCGAAAGACGATGACTGCTATGCGTCGGCGATTACGGACCTTCGTGGTGCCGTGACCACCGGCACCGAGGTAGCCTTCGAGGCGAGAAACGTGAACCTCATGGGGCAGCGCGTTTGGGAAGACGCTGGCGACAGCACCGACCCAGGCGGCCACTACTTTGTGGGGCTAATCTTCGATGCGGCCGGCGATACCGGCGGCGATCTTTCGTATGTGATTACCTACGTCGTCGACTAAGTGATCGCAGTCTAAGTGAGTGGGGGCTTCGGCTCCCACTCTTTTTGAGGGTATGAGATGGCATCAGACGTCGATATTTGCAACTCGGCGCTAAACATGATCGGCGCGAGCAACATCATCTCGCTGACTGAGGACAGCCGCGCCGCGCGCGTCTGCAACCAGCGGTATGCGTTCGTGCGTGACGCCGTGTTCCGCGCGCACCCGTGGAACTGCCTGGTCACACGCACCAGCCTTGCCGCGGACAGCGACACGCCAGCGTTTGAATTTGACTACCAGCACACATTGCCGGCCGCCCCTTATTGCCTGCGCGTCCTGCGACCGCAAGACCCTGACACGGTGTTTCGCGTCGAAGGCCGCAAGATTATTTCTTCGACGACGCCGTTCAAGATGATTTACATCGCGCGCGTCACCGATCCGGCAGAGTACGACCTGTTATTGATCGAGGCTATCGCCGCGCGTTTGGCAGCCGACATCAGCTACGCGCTGGTCAACAGCGCCAGCCTGTCACAGATGCTGCTCGCGGTATACGACAGCAAGCTGTCCGAGGCCCGCTTCGTCGATGCGACCGAAGGCACGCCGGACAACGTGGTCAACATCGACCGCGCGAGCTATAGCGAGAGCGACATCCTTATCTCTGCGAGGTTCTAGTGCCGAAAGTTAGCAAAGCATTTGCGAACTTTACGGCTGGCGAGGTCACGCCCAAGCTCTACGGCCGCACTGACATCTCGAAGTACGATAACGGCGCCGAGACGGTCGAAAACTTTCTGGTGCAGCCGCATGGCGGTCTGCTGCGCCGGCCCGGCACGCGCTTCGTAGCCGAGGTCAAGAGCAGCGACGATGCGGTGCGCCTGGTGCCGTTCGAGTACAACGTCGAGCAGGCATATGTGCTGGAATTTGGGCCGCTCTATTTCCGCATCTACAAGGATGGCGGTCAGGTTACGTCCGGCGGCAACGCGGTCGAGGTGACGACGGTCTACCCGGCCGTGGACCTCGACGGACTCAAGTTCGCGCAGGCGGCAGACACCATGTACGTCGTCTCGCCGAACCATCCGATTTATAAAATTACGCGCACCAGCCACACGGCCTGGACGATCACAGAGGTGGTCACCTCGCGCGGCCCGATGCTCGACGAGAACGCAACGACCACGACGCTGACGCCGGATAGCCGCGACGGCACCGTGCAGCTAACGGCCAGCGCGAGTACGTTTGCCAGCACCGACGTCGGCCGGCTGGTCAAGGTCTTCGAGGGCTACGTCAGGATCGCCACATTTACGTCGGCGACGGTGGTCAGCGGCGCTGCACAGGAGCTGGAGGACGGCCGCTCGGAAATCCTGCCGTCGTATGTTGCCGACACGATCTCGTTTCACGAAGGCGACCCGGATAGCACCGCTCTGGAGCACAACGACCGCATCGAGGACTCCGCTGCCGCCTTCATCGATGAGGGCTTCGAGAGCGGTCAGACGATCATCATCAGCGGCTCGACCTCAAACAACTCGACGGCGGGCTTCCTGATCGTCGACGTGACCGATAGCGTCCTAACGCTGGCGCCCGGTGCTGATCTGACGACCGAGACGGCCGACACCGGCCACACGATCCAGGGCAAGCTGGAGGCCACCGACAAGTGGTCGCTGGGCGCGTTCTCCGACACCACGGGATACCCGCGCGCCGTGGCTTTCTATGAGCAGCGGCTGGTCTTCGCCGGCACCGACAACCAGCCGCAGACGCTTTTCTTCAGCCAGGGCGGTGACTTCGAGAACTTCGAGGGCGGCACCGAAGCCGACGACGGCATGGTCTACACCATCGGCTCGAATCAAGTGAATGTCATCCGCTTCCTGGCCTCGACCCGCAACCTGGTTTGCGGCACGTCCGGTGGCGAGTTTGCGGTGCGCGCGGGCGGCACCGACGAGGCCATCACGCCGACCAACATTCAGATCAAACAGCAAACTGCGCACGGCGCCGCGGACATCCAGCCTGTCCAGGCCGGCAACGCCATTCTGTTCGTGCAGCGCGCCAAGCGAAAAGTGCTGGAGCTTCAGTACAATTTTGACGCAGACGGCTATATTGCGCCCGACGTCGCCTTGATATCGGAGCACATTACCGCAAACGGTCTTGACGAGCTGGCGTTCCAGCAGGAGCCGGACTCGATCTTGTGGAGCGTGCGTGGCGACGGCCAGCTCGCCTGCATGACCTACAAGCGCGAGGAGAAGGTCATTGGCTGGACGCGGCAGATTGTCGGCGGCAGCTTTGACGGCGGCAACGCGGTCGTCGAGAATATCGCCACGATCCCAGGCGATCTTGACGAGGACCAAATCTGGATGGGTGTGCGGCGAACCATAAACGGCGCAACGAAACGCTATATTGAGTACATACGCGACTTTGACTTTGGCACCGACGTAACCGACGCGCGGTTTGTCGATAGCTCACTGACGTACACAGGCGAAACGTCCACGCTGAACGGTGCGATCACCAGCGGCGCAACCACTATTGCCCTGGCCGACGCGTCTGCCTTTGCCAGTTCCGGCGCCATCAAAATTGGCACCGAGGTGATCACCTATACCGGCAAAAGCACCAACGACCTGACCGGCTGCACCCGTAGCGTCGTGGGCGCCGCAGCCGCCCACAGCAGCGGTGCCACGGTGACCCAGGCGGCGCTGACACTGTCCGGTCTCACCCACCTCGAAGGCGAGACTGTCAGCATACTCGGCGACGGTTCCGTACACCCAGACAAGACGGTGTCGTCGGGCGCGGTGACCCTGGAGCGGTATGTTACCAAGGCGCACGCCGGCCTGGCATACAACTCGACGCTGCGCACCCTGCGCGTTGACGCCGGCAGTAGGATCGGCACCTCCCAGGGCAAGATCAAACGTATCCACGAGCTGACCGTGCGGCTGCGCCGATCGGTGGGCCTGAAGGTCGGCCGCAACGCCGACAATCTCGACGTCGTGCCGTTCCGCTCGTCGGCGACGGCGATGGACTCGCCCATCGCGCTGTTCACTGGCGACAAGGAAATCGAGCTTGGCGGGAACTACGACACCGATGGTCAGCTTACGATTCGCCAGGATCAGCCGCTGCCGATGAACATCCTCGCCGTCTACGCGACATTGTCTACTTTTGATCAGTGAGGCTGGTGCCGTTCGAGGTGGCGCACGGCGAGGCGCTACTCGCCGCGGACCTGAACGACGACCGCAATCGCCCGGCGCCAGAGTTCGGCAACTTCATGCCGACGCTGGTGCATGAGGGCATGGCCTTCACGGGCATCGACAACGGCCATCTGGTAGGTGCCGCCGGCATCTTTCCACTGTGGGAGGGCGTTGGCGAAGCCTGGTTTTTGGGTGCCAGCCGCGTCGGCAAGCACCAGCTCCGCGTGGCGCGCCTTGTCCGCAAGGGGCTGCTGCGCGTAGCCGACGAGCAGGGGCTGTGGCGGGTGCAGGCTGCGATGCGCAGCGACTGGTCGGAGCTTGCGCGCTGGGCGCGTTTTCTCGGCATGGAACATGAAGGCACCATGCGCCGCTACGGCGCCAACGGACTAGATTACGAGAGGTATGCACGAGTATGGCTATAGGAATGGCTGTCGGCACGGCGATCTCGGCCTACGGGCAGATGCAGACGGCGAAAGGCATGAAGGCCGCCGGCAAGGCGGCGATGTCAACCGCGCAGTATAACCAGCAGATTCGCGAGCGTAACAAGCGCGTCTTCGACCAGGAGGCGGCGTTGCGTGAGCGCGTCGGCGGTCAGGAAGCCGTCAGGTTCTATAAGAAGTTTGAAAAGCTGCAGGCACGCGCCGGCACGGCGTATCGAAAATCCGGTGTCCTGGCCGGCACCGGCACGCCGCTGCAGGTGCTAATGGCGAGCGCCAACGAGGCCGAGGCCGACGTGCAGACGATCAAGCTGGCGGCGGCGACCGACGCCGGCCGGCTGCGTGAACAAGGCGTCAACCAGCGACTGGCCGGACAACTCGCCTTGCTTGAGGGCAGGCAGCAGCAGCTCGGCTACAACATCAAGGCGCGCGGCGCGCAGCTTGCCGCCGCCTCGACCCTGGTCAAAGGCGGCTATCAGGTCTGGTCGGCGTGGCCGGACTCTGGCGCCGGTGGCGGGCAGCAAATCGGATGAAGGTTCCCACCTACCAAGCGCAGCTCCAGCGCCCGCGCCACGGGCAAGCCCTGCCGCTGACCGCACAGCTCAACGCATCGGCAATGGCCGCACCGGCCATTGCTCACGCGGAGTCCGGCAAGCAGATCGCGGGCGTCGGGTCCGAGATAGCTGAATTTGGGCTAAAGAGGGCGCAGGTCGGCGCGGAAAGCGAGGCTGCAGAAGCGGCAGGGCAGATGGAGGTCGACCTGGCTGACCTTGAGGCCAGGATGTTGAGAAACCCGAATATGTCCGAGGCAGAGGGAGGATACCGCGTACAGAGCCAGATCATTATCGACAGCTACAAGGCGACGATGTCGAACAGGCTTGCCCGCGGCGCCTTTGACGCGGCTGCCGTTAGGATTCAGTCGCGCGGCCTGCTGTCGTTTACCAAACTTAACAACGCGCGGGTGGTCGAGGCCGCCGCTGCCAATCTTAGAAACGTGACGAATGAGCATCTGAAGGCCGTGTCTGACCCTGACAGCAGTGACATCGCGCGACAACTTGCGTATGTTCGTGCAGTTCGTGCCATAGTGGATGCAGAGGGTGATATTGGCGCTCTCAAAAGGCAGGAGCTTATAGCGCAACTCCACGTCGACGTCGCGGTCAATACGCTTGCCAGCTACATCAACGGGGAGCAGGTATCTTCGGCTGACCTTGTTAAAGAGTTAGAGCCCTGGCGCAACGTCTTCAACCCGCCTGCCGAGGATACCAGCTCCCTCCCGTTTGGCCCGGTGCGGTATGATGCGGCGCAACTAGCGGCGCAGTTTCGCGAGGGGACCAGCCACGACGTCATCCTGAAGATGGCGCGAGAAAACCTGACCCCTGAGCAGATCAATGAAGTTGCAACGACGATAGAAAAGATCGCTGCGCGTAGGGCGCTGGCCGCGAACGACAGGCGAAGTCAGGACGACGCCGCCGCCAAGCGGAAAGATGAGGAGATTGGACGCGCGATAATGTTCGGGGACGGCTCACTGGAAGCCAAATGGGACGCCTTTAAGCTCATCTCCGAATCTGTTCACCTCTCGGTCGGCACGTTGACTGCCTTGCGCAACTATCTTGCAGGCGGTGCCACTGTAAACATCGACGCGGATGTGGGGGCAGCGGTGCTGCAGATACGCAGCGGCGAAATCACGACAGACATGCAGCTACTTGAGACAATAGGGCTAGAAGACTGGACGATCACATACGAGACCATAACCAAACTCTTGCTTCCGCTAATAACACAGACAACGGGCGAAAGCGGCGCACAGGTGAACTTTACGCGTGCTCTTAACTGGGGCGAAGCGGAGCTTGGGTTTAACGCATCTATGGCCGAGGGCGGGTTTCTATTCGGAGACGCCCCAGAAAAGGCTCTTAAGTTCCAAGCGGAGATGCTTGAGTGGCAGTATGACAAGAAGCACTCCATCAAAGACCCGATGGTAATGGCGCGAAGGATAGTGGAGCGGCTGAAGGCCGAAGGCAATCCGAAAGCGGAGTCCCGCCTGATCATGCTTTTCGCCGCGTATCGAGCTGTGCTCGCCAAGGACGACCCGACCGCGACCGAGATCGCAAACGCAAAGACGGTACTAGCTGCTGCTATGGTAGCGACGGGCATGGTGACGGCGATCGCGGCGATGCAGCCGGACTTTGACCCCGAAGCGGTACTCCTTGCGCATCGACCAGCAGCTGGTGAGCAGTAGCCATGAATGAGCTAGACGAACTCTATCTGCGCTTTCTGTCAAACGAGGCACTATCCGGTGACCCGACAGCTCTCAACGCCGTCGCCTGGGACCGCATCGAAAACGAGGCTGACGGCACGCGCGTCGGCTACGACGACACGACCGGGCAACAGTTCGTCTTGGGTCAGGACGAGCCGGCGCCAGTCGCGCCAACGCCGGCCGCGCCAGCCGATGCATCGGCATCATCGGTTGAAACCTATTACCCGCATGAGCCGGCCGCGCCGCGTCCCCTCGCCGAGGTGAGCACGCCGCAGGCCGCGCCAGCCGAGGATGCTGTGCAGCAGCGAATGACACTGCTAGCCAGTACGATGCGACAGGCTGGCGCAGAGCGAGACGAGGAGTCCAATACCTGGTGGCAGGACATCGGCAGCGATCTTGGTAGGCTCAACGTTGCCTTGGATGCGCCGGTCGTCGGCTTGGCGCAGGGCATTATGCGGGTAGCTCTCAACTCCGCTGGTGCGTTGAGGATCGTTGACCAGAACGACGTCGACGAGTATTTCCAGCTTGTTGATGAACTCAACGCAGCTAACACTGAAAACAACCCTGTGGCTCGGATTCTAGGTGGCGCGGGCAGGCTGGTCGGACAGTACGTCTTCCCGGCGGCCACGGGCTATCGCGCGCTGCGGGCGCTAAAGGCACCGCAGTGGCTGGCAGCTCTCGTGGCCGAGTCGCTGACCGGTATGCTCGCTCTGTCGCCCAATGACGAGAACCTTTTCAATATGCTGATTGCCGAGGATACCAGCTCGCCCCTGTGGGGTCCGCTGCGTGATCTGCTGGCGATAGAACCCACTGACAGTGAGTGGGCGAACCGCAGCCGCAATGTCGCCGAGGCGATTGCGGGGCTGGGCGGCAGCGTGGCGCTGATACGCGGACTGACCGGGGCGGTGCGCCAGGTCAAGAAGTTTATCGCGTCTCCCCAGGGTCGAGAGGCCGCCGATGCCGTAGATGAGGCGCTTCGTAGACAGGCACAGG